TGCGGCAGTATCATTAGCTGAACTGCTTGATATAGTCATTACTGTGGCTGATGCGGGATAAGCGTATAAACCGCCTTGTTCCCAAATAGTTTCCTTAGTGGCTCCAACAACAGCGTTATAACCAAACTTAAAAACAGTTTTATGGCCCGTGATTTGACCACGGGCCACCTGTAGCTCAAATGGCTCAGATGTTCCAACTTGAGTTATGGAACGATAATTCGCCATTTTGACTCCTTATGACAAAAAGATTGTCAGTTCGTTATTTGCACCTGTGAATGCACTTACATACGCACCGCTTGTCGCAAGAATGCCATCATCTGGAATGTTCAGATGATGCATACCTATTGAAAAGGTTTGCTCAATAAGAGTTTCGCCAGACGCGCTACCGTTCTTAATTGTAAATGCGCCAGCCGCAGCCGCGTAAATTACAATCTGACGGATGCGTGAACGTGAGTCACCAACAACAGCCGCAGTATCGCCTTGCGTGAAGTTATATGCCTTTACTGGACCTGCCATGTTAGTCTCCTATTATGCAATCGTAGCGATAGGCGTTGACAGAGTTTCTGCTTTCCATGTTGAGTTTGTGCCATCATCAGATACACAAGTAATCAATACACGACCATTTACTGCTGTAGTGGCAGGTAGTGTTAATGTGTCTCCTGCAACATCAGACGCAGCGTTTGCCGCCGTGCCGCCCATTAAGGAAAGAGCGCCGAAGAAGTTTGACACACCAGCACCGGGAAGAACAAAGGTTACTGTTTTGCCAGCCGCAACCGCAGTCGTTACGAAAAATTCGTAAACTACGCCTACATTTTCTGTGTTAAGAGCTGGAAGATTAACAACAATGTCGTCAGTTCCATCAATATTAAAGATAGTGCCTGATTGATCACGAGTTAATGTTGTTGTTACGGCTGCGCCTGTGTTTAGAGTTGCATTGTCAACAACTCTTTTTAGCGCAAAACCGTTTGTGGACGCTACTGGTCCTGAAAACGTTGAACGAGCCATGTGAATCTCCTGTCGTGGCTAGTGTCAGCCGCACCATGCGGCTGTCAGGGATGTACGCAGAATAGCACATATAATGAAAAAAGAAAGGGGCTACCGTAGTAGCCCCAGTCCAACAGGGAGGTGTGTCCAAATGAAAGGACACCCTCATTGTACCACAAATTATGCGCCCGGAGAACCGAATACTGCGCGTGGGTCAGAATAGCCGAAGCTATAACGCTCACGAGCCTTAAAGCGCATGTTGCCTGTGTCGAAGTCAGCTTCCATGTTTGTGCGCATTGGTGAACGCTCAAAATGCTTGAAGCCGTTAGGCGCGTCAGTCTTGATGAAGAACGCATCTGGGTCTGTCAAGAAGTGGTTAACAGTGTAACCCTCTGGAAGCATACCCATATTGCGAATCGCGTTAATGTCATTGTCTGCTGTGCCAACACGTAGAGTTGATTCCAACAAGCGATCCGCAACGAATTGCAGTTGTGGTGGAATGATCAACTTAGTGCCGCGTAGAGCAATGATCATGTTGCGTTCATCAACGAAAGTAGAGATGTCAATCAAAGCATTCTCAAGCGAAGTCTCGTTCAAGTCTGCTGCTGTTGACGGCTCGTTGCGGAATGTACCACCACCTGCAAGTGGGTGGTCAGTCGCGCAAAGCTCTTTACCGTCGCCACCTGTGTAGTTGCTGTCAAACGCATTGTTTAGAACAGCAGCCGCTTTAACCTGCTTAGTGTGAGCCATAGAACGCGCAAGCGCCTTCGTATAGCGAGCACCAAGACGGTCATACAGGTTGTCTTCGATTGCTTCTTCGGTCAATGCGAATGCAAGTGCCACTGTTTCGTGTGAATAACGAGCAGTGTATGCTTCATTTGCATTGTCGAACTCAACGCCAGAACCCTCTGATTTTGTTGGAGCATTTCCAAATCCGACCAGCATAACCTCTTCTTCGAATGCACGGTCTGATGTTTCCGTATCGAAGATTTCCGCATGCTGATTTTCGTAGCGGTCATACTCCATTCCGAACAAAGCGTTCAGGCCCGGCTCAAGTTCTTTGACGAGTTGGGAGCGTGAAATAGCCATAACTCAATCTCCTTATGCCAAGCCAGCGGTTCCACCGCTGAATAGGTGGTTGTTGATTTTAACGATCACGTTAGTGTTCGCTGATGAAACATCGCTGTTCTCAGGGTCTTGAGAAATGTCGATGGCTTTCAACGGCAATGTTGCTGTTGTCGCGCCAGTAGACACAGCCAATTCCATACGAGAAATACCAGATGTGGTATCGCCCACTGGAGATTGGTCTACGATGTCGAAGTTACCTGCTAGGTCAGCTACAGGGAATGCAGCGTCTGCTTGTACTTCGAATGTCGCATCTGGTGAATCAATGACGTTTGCAATGATGTCAGATGCTGCAACGCTACCGGGGTAGCTATTGGAGTAGGTTGGCTTGCCAGTCGTTGGATCAGTGTAGAAACAACCGTTGAATACGCCAAGGATCAGACCTGATCCACCTGCTGCAACACGCTCAATGCCGCCACCAGTTACCATGGCAACTAGGTCACCTTGGAAAATGGCAGTTGCGTAGCCTGAAGCAATGCGGTAGCGATTCTGCTGCTGCGAGCTAATGCTTGTACGAACTGGACGAAGGCCAAAAGAAGCGTCTTGGTTAGACATAGCTTATTTCCTTCAATTATCCGCCTTTTCGACCTGAGCCGAAGGAGACAGAAGATTTACGTTGCGGAGCCAGTTTCGGCATGGCTGGATTGTTTTCACGCATCCAGTCACGATCAACTGCTTCCATTTGCTGATGTGTAACACCTTGATAGTGTTGATTCCGCTGATCTGCCAGTTCGACAGGGATGCGAGCGAGAACAAGTCCGCCAACGCCAATGACGCCAGCGTTGCGCCCCTCATCTACTACTGGTCCAAAATAATCGGGATATTCTTCAGCGCGTACTAAATCCCAACCTTCTTGCCGTTTCTTGTGAACGTTTGTTTTATCGTCGAACTCCAGTACGGATTCGCGTATCCAACGGTGTTTATAACCGAGGGGTGGTTCAGGAGCATTGAGAGCAGAACCGGGATTCCATTCCATTTTACGCTCTGAGCGTTCCCGCGATTGTGTTTCGCGTGAAGACCGATCTGCCATCTTAATCTCTCCTTGTTTGCTCTAAACGAGCTACTTCTTTCGCGTACCGCTCTAACGGAATACGCATTTTCTTGGCAAAAGCCACTTGACCGGGTGTAAGTTCCACCGACTTCTTCCGCCCTGATTTTTTAGACCGTCCGTTACCAGACGCAGGAGCAACAGTCTGGGCGTTGGACCGTTTCTCCTGAAACTTGTTAGGCATTTCTCTCCGCATACGCGCGTCGATCTCTTTGTAATAATCGTCGCTGCGAGGATCGAAATCTTCCTCTAAAACTAGCTGTTCATGAATTGCTTGAGCCGCACGAGTCATCAAACGATCTTGTCCAAACCACTGATTCTTGGACAACCAAGCCTCTAGCTTTGGATCAGGCTCTGCTTGACGCTGCGGAACTTGCTGTTGAGGCACTTGCTGCTGTTGAGCGGCTGCTTGGGCTTGCGCCTGAGCTTGAGCCTGCTGTTGAGCAATCTTTGCCTTTTGAGCACGAACACGTTCTTTTGCAATTGCAATCTTTGAGATCGCTTCTTGCGCATTCGCTACTTTATCATAGTCACCAGCTTCATAGGCTTCTGCCATCGCACGTTTAGCTTGCGCTTCTTGTGCTTTCAGGCGTCCCTCTGCTTCGTTGGTGTACCCTTGATTCAGCTTTTCAAGACGCTGCCGCATGGCTGCGTTTTCTTGCTGCATCTGCTGCGCATACTGATAAGCAGCCTGAGCTTCCTCAGAGGCTTGCTTACGTTTTGCGGTTAATTGATTAATACGACGTTGGACAGAATCGCTATAGGTTTCTAGCTCATCGTCACCTGAAGACTTTTTTCGAACATTTGTTCGGGTTTCTTCCTCATCGTCATCGGAAGAGACTTCAATCACCTCATCTTCTTGATCATCATCCAGATCAATAGATGTGCTGCTTTCTAATTCGTCGTCTTCACGAATATCTTCAGACATAGCCATTTTCCTTGTTCTCCATCACACTATACATAAGAAATGTCTTTTGGGTCAAGAATTGTGGCGATAATGTTATCGTCATTTATAATTCTTACCTCAAGACCTTCCACTTTGAACCTATTTCCAGCATATCTTCCTATAAGAACCCAATCCTTTTCATTACACCAAGGACCATTTGGGAACTTTTGGGAGTCTTTATATGCGTCAGGACCAAGTTTGACGACATATGCTGCAACAGTTGCGAACGCTTCACGGTCACGAACCTGATCAGGAACGTACAAACCGCCTTTTGTCTTTTCGCTAGGATAGTATGGAATAATAAGAACACGGTAGCCTGTAGGCTGCGGTAGTCTTTCTAGTGCCGAAGCGTCCATCTGTGACGGATCGTCTTCGTTTTTGCTGTCTGCCCCCTTGCCAAAAGCATTTTCAATTGGCTTAGGCATTTGTGGGTTTTCTTTTATTGCCTTCTGCGCTGCCTTTGCAACGTGATCTGGCACAAATAACTTATTAGTCATCTGCGTACTCTATGCCTTTCATCGCGGTTTTAATCTCATCTTCGACGTAGGACATTCCGCGTATTTCGCCTACAAGATACCGATACTCATCAAAAGTTTGTACCGAGCCATCCGCGAGCTTGTCTTTCAGACGCACATCGCGCTCACGTATGTTTTTTAACAGATATTCTGCAAGATTTAGTGCGTCCATACCGCATACAGTATGCGATTATGCGGGAAACACAAGAGATATTACCAAAAAGTCAGAAAATACCTTGGAATCTCTGGGGTCTTGCGATCCTACTAAACCTGCTTACGTGGCCTCCCGCGTTTTTTCGCAGGGGCTTTTGTGGTTGCTTTTTTCTTAGGTTTTTCTTCGACCCACGCTTCGTTTTCGGGGGTGTTCGGGTCGTCTTTGACGAAGTGGCCTTTTTCCGTCCGCGCTCGGACTTTCCCGCTTGACTTAGGGCTATCGCTACTGCTTGCTTTTGCGGACGCCCCTCCGACTTTAGCTTCCGCACGTTGCTGCTTATTGTCTTCTGGCTTTTTCCCTTTTTCAGCGGCATGTTCAGCCTCCCTCTGAGCGATCTTTTTGGCCTTCTCCTGTTCAGCCATTTTCTCCCGTATTGACGATGCCATCTTACTGTCCTTTCATTGCTGAGTTCAGCGCGGCAATGTCTCTCTGGGTTTGAATGCGTTCCTCTGCTACTCGTGAACGCTCATCAATCGCCTTTTCCTGAGCATCAATGCGCTGTTGTGCGATCAGAATATCGTTACGTTCTTTCTCGCTTTCCATTTCCTGCTTGGCTTCAAACTCTTGCTGCTTACGCTGCATGTCTGCTGCCTTTAGTTGCAGTTCTTGGTTCCGTATGTCCACGAGTGGATCGGATTGTGGTGGCGGTGCTACCGCTTGCGCTAATTGTTCTGTCATCTCTGCAATGAGTTCTGCCGCACGAGCGTCGATCTGTGGCTTGAACTGCATCATAGGATCAGCAGGTGGTTGCCCCGGCTGTGGTGGCATCATTTGTGCCTGCTGTTGCATCATTTGCATTTGCTCAGGTGGAACCTGTGACATGACTTCTTGCTGTGCCTGAGACTCAGCCATCATGCCAATGTGTTCCTGAATATGGCCTTGCAGCGCAATAATCGCCTGTGGGTTAAGCTCCATTGCAGGAGTAGACATAACCGCCATGTGCGTTTCAATGTGCGCCTGATGATCTTG